TTTGAATTTAGCCACCCTATCCTCTATAGTTGCATTACCAAGATTGTTTTTCTTTAGCCAACTATTTTCTCTGTATCCCAAACATTTTTTGTCATTAATAACATAGAATTCTTTTTCATCATCGTATACTTCTAGTATTTCACATTCTTTATTGGCATATTTATTTAGATAATCAAGATGACACCCAGTTTGCGTTAAACCATTATATTCTGCAAAAACACACTCTTTGCACGGAGTATGAATTGGGTTTATTGATGACATGATAGATAGTCCTCGTCTAAATGAAGCTTTTGTGTTCTAATATTTTCGCATATAATTTTATTGTTTAGATGAGCTTCTAAAACCTGTATTGCTTGTTCATAATTAAAAATTTGAATAACACCATTTCTAGCAACCAACTTTCCAGACAAATCTCTAATTAATTGTTGAATATTAGCACTATGAATTAGATCTGGCTCATTAATAACATACTTACAAATATACTCTACAAATTCTTTAGGATTTAGTTGTGGAACTTTCATATTCTGGTGATTTGTTGGTGACTCTGGAGAATCCCAACTAGGCTTACTATTAATATCAATAGATTCAAAGCATTCATCCCATACTTTGTATACATTGTCCCAGGTGTATCTACTCACACATGATGATCGTATATCTTCGGATAATTTTTGTTTGTGTTCTGTGGAGAATTCATTAAAGAACTTATAAATGTAATCCACAATGAAATTATTGTCTGGATAAGCCCTATCAGCATTAGTTTCTAATTCTCTAAATAATCTTTGTACTGGAATTTTTACGCCACCAAGATATTCAGCTATTTCCGTCATAGCGCTATAATCAACACTAGCAAATGGTACTCCACAAGCAGCCGCTTCTAACTGTGGCATTCCAAATCCTTCCGCAATAGCATTTTGTATAAATAAATCAAATAAATTATATATCTTATTTAAATTATCTGTTGATACTGCTGATGCTACGCTGGGCAAAGTAGCAGACATTGACTGACATTTTGGACATACTGTCATAGAGTTCTTAAATTTTGATGCAAAATAATGTTTGCAGTTTCTACAAGAGTATGTGAAATACACTTTGTCTAATAGATTATACTCAAGTAGCAGAGCCGGAAAGTCCCAACCATTTTCTTCTGGATATGTTGTATGTAAATAAAGATAAGACTTATTATATTTATCTAATTTATTTTCCGAAATTAACCTATCCAAATATTTTCTAAAAGCTTCTAGAGTATCAGCAAACAACTTACGTTTCTGATTTCTCATAACGCACCCTATAACATCAATATCATCACTTCCTAAAGTTTCAATTCTATTTTTTGACCTATTTGACATAGGGAAAAATTCATAATTATTTATGCCAGCGCCCGCAGTTTTATCGAATAGTTTAATTTGCTTTCCACAAGAATCGCTCAAAACTTTTTTAGCCCATTCTGTGTAAGGTATTACTTTTTCTGCGTTACAGAACGTGTGTAGCCACTCTAATTTTTGAGGGGCAGAATCAACCATAGGCATCAAAACCCATGAGAAAAATTTTCTAAATGGACTAGTCTCTTGATATGAAAACATCCAGTAGTCGGTCCATGTGCAAACAATATGAGGCTGAAAGTGAGCACAAGCTTTATTAAATCTCCAAACTCCAAATTGATTGTTTGGAATAGATTTATAATTTTCATATCTTTTATCGTTAGTATCAACAGCATTAGGATAAAATTTCCATGGTATATTTTTTATTTCTGGACTACTCATAGTAGCATAACACCCAAGTTCTGCTACCTCATATTTCCCCGAATTGTGTAGTCTTGTTAAAACTTCTTTGGCATAAACTCCAAAGCCGCTTGATAAAAAACTCGCATCTGTTGCTACTAGAATTCTTTTTTTCATATGTATTATGTTAATGATAACAGGATACTCCTAGTCGCCCAAGAGTATCCTGCATCATTGTTTCCTTTAAATTAGAGATTAATCAGAATGCCACAGCTTCTTCTGTGTTAGTCTCTGTCTTATCGGACCTCTTGGTCTTTAGAATCTTAGCGAAATTATTCACTCTAACCTTTAAAGTAGAATGCTTAACGCCATCCTTCTCCCAACTATCGTTGCGAAGGCTACCCTCAACCATAACCAAATCACCCTTCTTGAATGATGCGGAAATGGCCTCTGCTCCACTGTCCCATGCTTCACACTGGATAAACGATGTGATCTTATCCTGTGTTCCATTAGCTCTCGTAAACTCCCTAGAAGTAGCAATTGTAAAATTGACTACTGAAGTTTGCTTATCTCCAGTGCTAATAACTCTTAGTTCCGGATCGCGAGCAAGATTACCTCTCAACATAACAATATTCATAATTATCTCCTTAAAGTTAAAAACCCAACATACATGAGTTATTGTAACGGATGCGGCGTGAATGTCAAGTTTTGGCTATATAAGCCTTTTCTACAACAAGACCGTCACCAGTTTTCGATCTGTTTCCCACAACAATAATAATATTACCATCAAATAATATATTTTTATATTGCTTGTATTGATCAGGAAAGAAAATAACACTATCGATAGATCCTGTTTGATCAGCCAAATTAATAAAACACATATCAGCACCCTTTTGTTTACCGGTTTTAGTTTTGGTAACATTAATAAATGCTATTTCTCCACCAAGTATTATCTTATCCTTTCTTGTACCATTTTTAAAATCTCTGCACGTTGTATTGGTCATGCTAATATCATACATATCAATTCGTGAACAAGTAATAGCACACCCTAGCGCAGCATCCTCAACATCTGCTACCCATTCTGGACTATCCTCAATAGAGTATGGTGGGTTGTTTAATAAAATTTTAGCATCCTCTAGTATTTTACGTCTATTTTTATTTATTTTACCATAAGTTAATAGATAGTCTAATCCACCAATTAAAGTGGTTATATTAGCATTGGAACTATTAGTTAAAATAAAATCTGTTTCTTTTTTTGTTAATGAGGATGCTGTATTAAACTCAAAAAGCATAGCATTCCTAGTTTTGCCAACAAAACTGGTTGCTCCGCTCTCTATTAGCGCTTTGGCTGCTGCACTATTTATATTAACTAATATCTTAAATAGCAAATCTAACCAAGATATATTATGGATATCTATATGATTAGTTTCTATTATCTGTTGTAGTTTTTTAAATACAGAAGAACCAACACCCTTAATATCTGTTAAACCAAAATATATTCTATCATTTTTTAGTACGAAGAATTCATTTAGATTTCTAATATCTGGAGTATGAATTATTATATCCATCTCATTAGCATTTTGTACCAATGCTTTGATTTCATCTTGAGGATCGATTTTATCTTTTGCAAATCTCAGATATGATGCAAAAAAGATTTTAGGGAAATGAGCTTTTGTATATGCTGATAGGTACGCATTCATAGCATAGCTTACCGCATGTGATTTATTAAAGCTATATCTTTGACTCTTTTCGATCCATCCGAAAATTTGTTCAGCTTCTGTTTCTGAAACTATATTAAGTTTTTTACAACCCTCAATAAATTTTAATTTAACAGCGGCCATCTTATCGGCTAGTTTTTTACCAATGGCTTTTCTTAATTCGTCTGCTTGCTGCAAATCAAAACCAGCTATATCTTTAGCAATTTCCATAGCTTGTTCTTGATAAATCAATTCACCCAATGTGGATGATAAGATTGGTTTCAAAGCACTATGAAAATAGTCAATGCTCTCTTGTCCATTTTTTCTATCTATATAATGATTGGTAACGCTTTTACCATCTCGTATAGCTTCCAAACAACCAGGACGCAAAATACTAATAAGAGCAGATAGCTGCTCCATATTCTCTGGCTTTAATTTTTTAGCTATAGATCTTCCTAATCTAGACTCTAGCTGAAAAACTCCCTTTGTGTTTCCATCACTAATCAAATCCCAAGTTCTTTGACATTCTAGATTAATATCCTCTATATTCGCTTCAAAAATAATTTTTTTATTATCCGAATCGTCCAAAGAAAATGAACACCCGCAAGAATACTGAAACTTTTTCATAGAGTTGAGCCGCTACTGAAAGCTCCTTTGAATTTAATTTTAGCCGATAAATTTCTATGCAATTTAAGAAATCTTATCATTAATTCAGCAGTATCTTTAACGTCCTTTAGTGCATCATGAGCATTGTCTTTGGATATACCAAAGTAATCTCTCATTGTGTCGAGACTAAGACTCTTTATGTCGTTGTTATTTTCCATCCAATAAAAAAGCACATTCATAACATCAATAACATCTCGTGGATAAAATAAATCGGTTCGTCCTTCTTTGTTGAGATTCTTATATTTATTACTAAGTCTATCAATAATAATTAAATCGAATCTATTTATATTATAGCCAGCAGCTATTGGTGCGCTAAATTGGCTTTTTTTAGTGGTTCTAGTGTGATATTTATCTAGATAGTTTACAAACATATCCCAAGCCTGACTTTGCTTGGGAAATTTTTTCCAAGAATCTAAAATAGCATCCTTTGAAGATCCTCTAACTTTAGCATGAAAATCGAGAATATCTGTTGTATAAACATAATTCTCGTTGTCTTCTAAGACTTCTGGTTTAAAATTAATATTAAATTCAGAACCCTTAACTATCTCTAAATTTATTGGATCAACAATAACAGCAGCTAATTGTACAGGACTACAAACCTTTGGATCTGATCCATCGGTTTCTAAATCAAAAACACAAATTTTATTTTTGTTCATCGTTTACGCTAACTTCATCCAGCGGCTTAACTTGAATCTTTTGATCGGGATTGCCAACGGCACAAGCGTTGATCGATCTGCAACAACTAACTCTTTTTTCTTCTATCTTTTTATACGATAGACCATTTAATACAAATTCGTCATCAATATTTAAATCTTTAAATTGTTTTGTAGCCATAATTTATACTCCTTGTTTAAGTAAATCAGAAATGCTCATTACCTTATCCAATAAAGCGATACCAAGAATATCAAATTTTATTACCCCAATAGCTTCTAGATCTTGCATTTCCATTCCAGCAATTAATTGTTCATTTTTACTATCATAAACCATTGGGCAGATTTCATTGAGATATATGGAACTCATCGCTATGCCCGCCGCATGCTTTGATTGATTGGTTTTTGTTCCTTCTAATCTTATAGCCTGCTCAAATCTTTTTGCAAGTGGTCCTTGTAATTGATCGTTTTCATCAATATAGCACCACTCTTTTAGCTTATCTGAATTATTTTCTAGCGCCCATCTTATAATAGAAGCTTCTCCGGTTTCTTCTTTCATTTCTTGAAGTTCATCAGATATTTTAGCCTCATCGGGAATATGTTTTGTAATCTTATTCATTTCTTCAAAGGTAATATTACCATAAACTCTTAAAACATCTTTTAATGAGCCTCGGCCTTTCATGGTGTTAAACGTTATCATCTGAGACACATTACCAAAACCATATTTTTCCTTGATGAAAGAAATTACACTTTCTCGTTTTAAGATTGGAACGTCAACATCAATATCTGGTAAAGATACTCTGTCTTTTGTGTTTCTACCAGCAGAATAAAATCTTTCAAAAATTAAACCATACTTTATAGGATCTATGCTAGTTATTCCAATCAAATATGATACCAGACATCCGGCTGCACTACCACGACCAGGGCCAGCGAGCCAATTATTACTTTTAACATAATTGACAATATCTTGAACAATTAAAAAATAACTGCTAAGACCAGCGCCCTGTAAAACTTCTAATTCATTTTTAATTCTATCAACATATATTTGGTGATCTTCTTTAGGTATTCTTGTGGCTATTTTATTTTTCCATCCGATCCTACAAAGCTCTCTAAGATATTCATCTGGAGTCATCTTGTTTGGACATGGATATGATGGAAGGTTAGGCTTGCTGAGAATATCATAATCCTCAACCATATCTGCAATATAATTAGTATTATCAATTTCCTCTTGAGTATGAAGACTACTCATTTCCTCATAAGATAGAATATGATAATTGTCTGATACAAAAAAACATTCTAGAGGCACTTCCTCATTATTACTAATTTTGCGACTTATATCTGGGAAAGTTGTTTTAAGATTATTGCACAATAATACTCTTTGATCTATTGCGTCCTCTTTTCTACAATAATGAGCATCTGGAGTGCAAATAACCCTCGTCCCCGACTTTGCTGCAATTTCACGAATAGCATTAGTTAAGATTTTTTGTACTGGTAGATTAGAACTATCCATTAGTTGGGCTTCTAAAGCAACATTATTATCGCCAAACATTGTCTTTAATTTATTTACTAATGATACTCCAAGATCTAGCCAGTTGTCTTTGAGTTGATCTTTTTCTAAGATTTCATCAGCTAATGTGGATCCCAAATGACCCACAACAGCTATCATATTAGCATCAACAAATTCAGATAATTTATCAAGACTTAATCTTGGTTTATGATAATAATATTCTGGCTTATTTGATTCTGAAACGAGTCGGATTAAATTTTTCCACCCATTATAATTTTTAGCAAGGACTATGAAGTGACTTAGATCTCTATTATCTTTTTCTCTAATAGATGGATCTTTAGAGCAAATATATAATTCACAACCTAATATTGGTTTTATTCCCGCACTTTTCATGGCAGAATAAAACTTAACAGCACCAGCTATATTTCCATGATCTGTTAATGCGCATGCTTTAGTGCCAATTTCTTTGCATCGTTCAGCGATCTGAGATGGTTTGCTTAGTCCATCAAGCAAAGAATAAGTAGAGTGACAATGTAAAACTGAATAATGGCTCATTCAACACTTCCGGGTGCTTTGTACTTACCTACACTATAACCGGGCTTTGTGTATTCGTCAACTACATTTTTCATGCCCTTCAACTCGATCTCGTGCTTAATCTGCTCACACTGAGTCATATAAAATCCAGGTTTACACAATTGATTATCTCTATATTCAAGAATCGGCAAAACATCAGTATTCTCAAAAGTATTTTTACCAAAATGACACAGCTTATTACACTTCCATGATTTGCTTAGTTTCGGTTTTTTACATCTATTAATTTCTTCAAATTTTTTACGTATCAATTCCTCAGTATCTGCCAAGTCTGGTTTATCAAAACAAACACTAAAAGCCCCACCATCATTAATAAAGTTAATAGAGGCTATAAAATGATCATATTGAGGATACAGCTTGCTTAGTGCATAATGATAAATTTTAAGTTGAGGATCCTTATATAATTTAGACAAGGTTTTTTCTTCACCAGTTGCCCAATCTAATCTTCTTCCGGTTTTCCAATCTATCATCTCTATTGTTTGATCGTTTACTTTGGTTATAAGATCCACCGTGCCTTTAATGGCCAATTGTCCCTCTAATAGACCATCTTTAGTTTCATACTTATAATGTGACCACGGCTTATCTATCAAAATATCAAAGTGCTGCTCTGACTGCACAATATCTCTTTTGCGAGGATCAAAGTTTCCATTGTGGTCTGAGAGCGCTTTATGAACCCAGGCATGGCAGTCTTTATAGTCTTTGACGCTCCATTCGTGATGTTTAAACTGGGATGAATAGTGATTGTAAATTTGTTCTATAATTGTGGTCAAATCATAGTTATCAACAAAAACCTCACCTATAATATCATCCTCAAATGAAGATTGTCCATTTTGCATAGCTAACTTTACATTGGCCAATATTTCCAGGATTTTATGACAAATTGTTCCTTTATCAGCCTTTTTATTAGATGGACTTCTATATCCTAGAACATACTCTAGAAAATATTGTTGTTCGCACATACAATGAGTACCATACGAACTACTACGTAAATATGTTATTATAATGGTAATATTCCTTTGCTTTGAAGGTATCCAATAACAAAAGATTTTTGTTCTTGAATGGTCATGCTGGCATTGTGTAAAATAAAATCAAAATTACTCCAATTATAATTTTTAGGCTCTAATGCAATTTCACTAGCATGATCAGAATTAAATGGTTTACGAGTTAACCTAATTACTATACCACCAGCATTTTTAACAGCATCAACTTCATTAGGAAATCTACAGTCTGCTATGAGTGCTAATTTTGGTAGTTCATTTTTTATTTTATTGATTGTAGCATCAGCCCAAACATTTTGTTGCATTTTTCTAAAAATATCTGTACCAACAAACTGCATCACTTGTCTTGCTGTTAATTGTACATTTTGCCAATAACAATTAACTAATTCATTTTTTTGCTCATCGCTACCATAGCACTGATCATGACTTAATCCTAAGATATTCATACAAATATCTTTTTTAAGAGGATCAGCAAAATTATAAATTTTTGCACCATTATATGGTTCCACGGACCCATTAAAATATGATGCCACCGCTTCTGCACAGGTGGTTTTTCCAGATTGTTTTGTTCCAGCAAATGCGATTATTTTTGTCATGATATTTTCTTTATATAGTCTATAATTTCTGTTTGAATTTCTTCTTTAGTCATATCACCAATATCTGGCTTGCTAATAGTTGGTATAAAAATACGATATGTATTTTGACATTTTTGTTTAATCTGTTCAGCAGCTTGTCTACCAGCATTGTCGTTATCCGTTAAAACAATTAGAGTCATAGCTCCAGAAGAATCTAATAGTATTTTTTGTCTATCGCTTAACGAGGATCCAAATATTCCAACACTATTATGTATTCCATTCTCTTCTAATCTCCAAACATTACCTGGACTCTCAACAATAATAGCTGTTGATGATTTTAGTATGTGTTTTTGAGCAAACCAAAAGTTGTACAGATGATTTTGACTTTTAAAGTCTGTGCTGTGTTTCCACTTGGGATATAGCCACCTTTTTTCACTATCTGGACAATTGTGTTTAGGATCATGATAAGACTCACAGGTTGAACATTTTTCAAAAATGCTTCTTCCGGTGCATCCTACCATATATTGATGCGATGTGTCATAAATAGGAACCACTGCTCTATTGTACATTGGTTTGTCGGGATTATTACACAAGCCCACATCGTATTTTGTCAATATATCATTAGTATAATTTCTGTCTAAATAATATGATGATGGTATTTGAATACTTTTAACTATGTGTTCTCGTGTTATTCTAGATTCTGTTTTTGTTTGATCGCTATTAAGATAGTTAACGATATTAGCAAATTCTTTTTTCTCTCTGTCCGTTTTGGATATCTTTATCTTACTAAAATCTTTTTTCAGGAAGGATACGGCATAATCTAGAGCCTCTTGAAAAGAACAAGCCTTGTCTCCATCTTTAGACCAATTATGTTTTCTATTAGAGATAATTCCTCTAATAAAACCAATTATAGAAGACTTAAATATCTTTTCGCAATTATGAGTTCTACAAACCCAGTTTCCTCGATATCTTTCTCCGTCTGGATAAATATTTAATGCTGTAAAATTATCTCCATCATGAATGGGACATGGCATTGTGATTAATTTATTATTTGTTCTATAGTCTAAATCAAAACTATCTAACAAATCTTCAATATTATCACAAAGTTCATCACAAACAACTTTGAGTTTTTCTTGATCAAACGAATGGGATGTCTTGGTCATTGTTCTCATCTACTATGAATCCTTCATCATCATTTAGGTTATTTTTATTTACCAATTCTAAGCGAGTTTTACCTTCTGTTATTTTTGCACACCAACCCTTCATGTGACAATTAATATAGGCGTTTTCATCTAGTCCACCACCGTGGCGACTAACTAATGGCAATAATTTTCTATTACCATTTGATGATCCGTCCTCTGCTATTTCTTCGTCGCTCTTTCTCTTAAATATACTAAAGTTACTACATAGCCAAATAATTCTGTCAGAACCACTAGCGGTGTCTGTGCTTTCTTTAGTTATTCCATCTCTATTAAGCTGTACAAAACCAAGAATAGGAATTTGATATCTAACAGCAAAATTATGTAATGCGGTCATCATAAAACCAAGAACTTGATATTCTTTCATATCCTGACTAATACCAGCACTATCCATAAGTTTTAGATAATCATAAACTATAACGCATTGCTTTGCTGTTCCATCATCATTTAATCCTACCTCTTTTACTATCCATCTTCTCATTAGCGCTAATTGTTCTTCAAATGGTTTTCCGGCAATTGTCTTATAAAATAATGGAGTTTCTTTTAGTTGTTCTGATGCTTTGTTAAGTTTATCTAATTGATCCGGAGATAATGCAAACTTACCAGTTTCAATAGCAGATATCTCAATTTCTGTCATCATAGCCAATACTCTATTGATATGATCTTTTACATTCATCTCGGTGTCCATATTTAATACTGGTATTTTTAATTTATTCGCAATATGGAATCCGATATTATCAGCCAAAAGCGTTTTGCCAGTTTTTGGCCTAGCAGCAATAACGTTCACGGTGCCTCTTCTAAAGCCACCGCCAATCGCCTGATCATAAACTGGAAAACCAGTTGGAATTCCAATTTGATCTATTGGGTTGTCAATAAGATCTTGAATATAATTATCAATATCTTTGCCTATATGAACAGGATTGTTATCGCTGTCATTAAGAAGTGAAGCAAAGTTAAAGATGCTATCTTCTGCTATTCCAAGTATTGATGTTATTGATTCGCTACCATTAACCTCCAATAGTTTATCTTGAGCCGCTTCTAATTGTTTTCTTAATAGTCTTGTGATTTCTAATTTACGAATTTTAGCCGCAAACTTACGAACATTCTCGATACTAACTGGAAAATCTATAACAGCTTTTAAATGTAGAGCTTCTTCTTTTTTGCTCAGTAAATGGGAAACCCCCAATTCTTGAGCCGCTGAATATATGGATGCTATATCTATCGTTGGTCTGTGTTCAAGTTCACAAACTCGTTTCAAACACTTAAAAATAATAGCATTACTATCTATCGTGAAGGTAGACTCCTGCACAATATCAGCAATATCTAAATAAGCCTCTTCTCCATAAGTGCAAATCCCTGAAAGGACCGCTCTTTCGGATGCTGTATCACAAAGTATCATCATTTTTTAGCCTGGGGATGTTGCGCACTTATTACACTTATAGCGATCTCGTGACTCTATGAGAACCGGATTGATTTCTTCTTCTCTACCACATACTCTGCATTTTACTTTGACTTGCTGATAAGACCTAGTTCGTTGAGTTGGTGGTAACTTACACAATTTTTTATCTATTGCAACATCATCTTTATGAAGCTTGGATTCGCTCATCTCCAAGAATTTATTTTCAAACTTTTGCTTTTTTTGAGATTTTTGTTTTAATCCACGATTTGGTCTGGATTTTTTTGTTGGCATTACCGATTCTTGTTGTGGTGACTCATCAACAGCTTCATCGGTGTCGGTATCGGCATCATTATTGTCAACAAGTCCCTTTTGAAGAATTGCTATTAGCTGTTTGATATCATCTTTGTCAAGACCCATTTTTCACCTTATTTCTTTGAATAGACAATAAAATGTCAGATAAGTTTTTTAAATTATTTGCTAGATATGATAATCTATCACTTCTTTGTTTAGCAAACTTTTTTATATTGTTTAGAGACAAGGCTCTCTCATTATGTTTAATAGCTTGGCCTGATTTTTCCACATAACCATATCCCTTATAATTATTAATCTCATCAGCTATTGTTTCTTTAATAAGATCCTCAGCCCAATTGTATCTTGCCAATTCTCTGTTAAGTGTTCGCTGAATATGAAAAGAAAACTGACCTAATCTATATGAAATTTGAGCACAGTCTTCTGGATTAAGTTTTTCCAAAGAATCTCTATTCATAGTTAAGTATTCATTTAATTCACTCTCTGGTAATAGATCATTTTTATAAATAGGCAATCCTATAGATTGCTCATATTCATCTAATATATCATCCCAGTATTTAATTTCGTCTTTTGATGATTTATGCATTTTTTAATCTCTCCATCCATTGAGCGTCATCTTCAAAGTGAGGCAGAGCCACGAACTGAATATCATTAATACTGCACCACTCTTCTTTTTCTCTATCTCTTTTTTGTGATTTTAAAAATGATAATTGTGTTGAATGATAAAATGGTATAAATTTATAGTGCTGTTCGCCATGAACTTCAACACAAAGTTTTTTTAGGGGTAGATAAAAGTCAAGATACAGAGTTTCATTTTTTCTAAGGGGTATTGTAACCTCTTCTAAGAGTTGCATTGTTGGATATAGCGATGAAATTAATTGTCTTGCTCGTAGGTGAAAACTGGATTTATTAAGTATTTTACCCTTTGAAATGTTACCTGTCAAGTGCCATTTGTGTAAAACGCCATCCAGATCCTTAACTTGCATCACTTTACGCCCATTGTCTCTTTAATAGATTTAACTAGACTTTCATATACATCGGGATGATCCACAAGATATTGTCTTACTTTTTCAGTGCCTTGGAATTTTGGTTTGTCTTCTAACGACGTTAAAGTATACCAAGCACCACCCTTATGAATTAGACCAATATCAGAAGCTAAACAAATAGCCTCAGTATATTTATCAATACCCTGACCATATCTAATATAACTAGTTATAGTACCACCCGGAGGACCAAGAGCAGAACAAATAACTTGCCATTCTATTTCTTGGCCAATTTGATTTCCATCAGCACTAAGAGTCCAAGCTTTGAATGACTTTGCTCTTAACTTAATATCAGTCTGATAAGCAATTGCTTGTCCACTCTTCTCTTTAAATTCTGCTCCATATCCTGTTGGATTTCCCATAAGATGGGTGATGCCAATAACTATATTTTTATTTACAGGTATAACATTTGCAACTTTTCTACAGAACTTAGCTAGTAGTTTAGCTCCGTCTGCTCTTTGCATTTTATCCATATCGCTTGTTATTTCTGCTTCTGTGCATAGTGCAGAATAAGAATCGATGATAAGAATGGATCCTGGAACTTCATTAATAATCTTTTCAGCTATTTGCAAATATTCTTCTGCATGTAATATTTTACCTTGTTGACTACCAATAACATGGAATCTTGATAGGTCTAGTCCTGGAATTCCCTCTAAATCTCTCTTCTTTAATCTTCCTTCAATATTCAAATAGTAAACTTCTCGTTTAGATTTTAATCCACCCTGATATTCATCTTTCAAAGCGGTTGCGGCAAAATCCAGTGATGATGTGGTTTTACCACATTTTGGCTGACCAGTTAACACAACAAAACTACCTTCTGGTATGCCGCCATTAAGTATAATATCTAATGATGGACTAAACGGTATGGTTATTAACTTTTTGTCAACAATAGAGTTTCCAGACAATATGATATCGTCACCAAAAGTTTTCATTACATCTTCTTTAACAGTCATCATCTAGTTCCTTGAGTTTTGATAAAATATTTTTCTTAGCAGATTTACTTTGTTCAAAAGTTTTGTCTTGTTTACGATCAACAGTTTTGGAAAGAACCTGATTAACTTTGGATAAAGCTTCTTCTTGCTGCTCTATTATAGGAATAAGGTGGGGTGCTCGTAAAGAATAAATTTTTTTCGCTTTGTCGCTGTTCAAAGCTTTAACAATAGCCTCTGGACTATATTTTTGTAAAAGCTTATTAGCGGAAGCTATTTGATTTCTATAGTATGCTGACCACTTTTTATTTATCCAAAACTTATAATGCAAATCCTCTTTATTCTGTTTTGCTTTGTTCTCACATATTACCTCTGTAATATATTGAGCAGCAGAGACAGATTTTCCATTGGAATACTTCGACGGATATTTATCAGCCATTGTTTGGTCTAAATATATTCTTATCAGAACTTCTATTCTTAGCAACTCGTCTTGCTTCATCACTACGCTGAGAAGCCGCCTCTGTCATAATAGAAACAGATTTTGATTTTTTAACAGCAGTTTCGTTAATCAATAAATTCTTTGACTTTTTCTTGGTTGGTTCACTTCCATTTGGAACCTTATTCTCATTTACTGGCTGACCCTTTTCTAATACCTCTGTCACGGTTTCCTCTGCTATTTTTAGTTCTTTGGAAATTGTTGAAGTATCCAGACCGCTATGACTTAACCATTTTATAGCGTATGATTGTGTTTTAGATAGTTGCTTAGGCATTATTCATCCTCCCTTTGAGCATTTAATAACCATGAAGTATTGCGAGTTTTTAGAAAAGTTGTATAGAGATCGAAAACTTTATGACTAACATTTTTAAATCTATTTTCGTTTCTTACAGTAGTATCAAGAAAGCTTTTGGTTTTATCTAACCCATATGTTGATGTGGGATCGTATAATTTATTGCTAAGAGATAGCTTTATGCTATATCTAATAGATCCATCATCTCTAGTGGTTTTTTTAGCATATACCTTGTCTGATTCTTTCTCCAGCCTTGGTAGTTGGTTATCGTCAAAAAAATCTTGATCATCAACTAGAGTATAAAATTCAACAGAACTATTTTGTTTAACTTTACTTTTAGACTCGAAAATAAAACTATCACTCATTTATTTCTACTCCTTCGCTTTTTTGTGCTTTTATTTGACCAAATTGGTTTTGGTGGTTTTTTGATTCTGCTCATGCCTGTTGGTAGAGGCTTTGTTTCTCCAGCATCTTCCTTGTAAGCATTGTGTTTTATATATAATTCTGTTTTCTGGTCATCGCTCATGCGATCAGCATTTCTTTTGGCTAAATCGCCTATGGTTCTTAATTCACTATCAGATTTTTTCACAGAGGCGGCTTGAGTTTTCACATCAGCAACATATTCTCTTGTTGTGTTATTAGATGAGCAATCAGAACATTTAGGCGATGGAGTATAATCTTTGATATAAGAAAATAACTCAAAAGTTGTTTTACAACTATTACAAAAATAAGTATATGTAGGCATGGTCCTAGTATCTAATATATGATTCTGGCAAATATAAAGCCCACTCGTCAGGTATATCTTCTCTTATCTTATCCAGGAATTCATGGATTGGCAAGTATTTGATATGCTTCGCTGGTCTTATTGGTAGTGTTTTAAGCGGCATATTTGCTTGCTTGGGTGTGCGGTTGCTTTTCTTTTTATTACATTCTGTACAAGCAGTTACAATATTTGTCCAAGAAGTTGCAGAACCTTTGTTCCAATCCCATGCTGATTTTGGTATAACATGATCATATGTTAATTTATTAATTTCAAATTGTTGATTACAATATTGACAAGTATAATCATCTCTTATAAAAATATTTTTACGAGAAAATGTGACTGTTTGTTTATGCACCCTAAAGAATCTTTTAGTTTTTGCTACTGATGGTATGGGGTATTTTTTATTATTAACACCAGCAATATAATCATTCTTATAAAAGTCAAGAATATCAACACCATATTTTGGATTTTCAATATATTTCATATTCCAAATAACAGCTTTTTGCCAATCAATAATTGATAGCGGAGTATAGTCAGCATTTAATAACAAACATCGTTTACTTTGTTGTCTCATTTTCTATTTGTTCTAATCTGGATAAGATTTTTGCAATAATAGGATTACGAACAATATCACTATTTAATAGTTCTGATATTCCTATTCCTTCTATATCGTTTAGAGATCTTATTAATTCCAAGAAGCCACCACGCATATTGCGCTGTAGATCAGATTGGCTGATATCTCCTGTTAGTACCATTTTACTTCCATTTCCGATTCTTGTCAACAACATTTTCAATTGATCATACGAAGCATTTTGACATTCGTCGGCAACAATAAAAGCATGGTGAAAGTTTCTACCTCTCATTAAGCCAAGAGGTACCACTTCTATTTTATCGTTTAATTTTAAAGATGTATAATGACTCATTGGTATGAAATAACCAATTTCATCAAGTATGGGCAATAGATATGGATGCAGTTTCTCTTCTGCTGTTCCTGGTAAATAACCAATCTTTTCGCCGCTCTCTACTACTGGTCTGGTTATAATTATTTTTTTAACTTTATCATCAATCAAATATTCTAAAGCCATTCCAATAGCAATATGTGTTTTCCCACTACCAGCTACACCCTGACAAAATGTAATAATATTTTCCGCAATAGTTCTTATGTATTCTTTTTGATTATCAGTTCGAGGTTTTAAACGATTTCTGTATCCACCACCTATTGAAACGATCTCGTTTGTTGCATCAATAACTTTAGACTTCTTCTTATCTTTATTATTTTTTCTCAATGTATTACCTCACTGAAATAGGAATTAAATTAGACAGGCGCCACCAGCACAACTAACTTCCTCTATTCCAGCAGTATTATCTTCTGTTTCCAATAGTTGTGTATAATCAACTTTCTGATAACTATCAAACAGATCACAATAAATCTTCCAATTATAAACATCTTTCATGCAGTATGTTAATCTTTTAACATCTCCATTGAAATATTTGCCAGCAAAATTCTTCATCTTGGTAACAAATAGTAGTTTTTCTTGAGTATCGTTTTCTTTAGCTTGGTTCATACTAACATAATCACAAGCGGCCCATAGGTTGTTCTCAAAAGCATTTAGGCCCAATTCTATTAGACCAGAACACCACAGTGCAGCATCACCATACTCTTTCACTATTTCACGACTAGTATAAACAGTGGTGAACGGTGCTTGAGGATAGTCTTTATCTCCGCTTTGAGGAATAAGACTAATACCAGCAAAGTATTTGCGATTATCATAAATATATTTGGTCACATTCCCCCACTCATCCGGTTTCACAGTAACGGTATTGCTAACATTATGACTCAAAAAATCTTGAGTGCAAAGACTTTTATTCTTACCAGAATTTACCCAGTTCTTTTGAGTATCTTTTACTATAGCAAGCATTTCTGTTGCTGGTAGTTGATTCTTGGTTTTTGCTCCGTCTGGAACCTCTATCGGGAACTTAATAACCTCATCCGTATTGTTAGCTGACCATCTGGATTTTTCACACGCTTGTGGGTTAAGACGTTTAAAGTATTGGTATGGTGCTTCTAAAACATTGG